CGAGGGTCAACAAACGAACCTCGAATACAGTTCATCCAATGTTCCCAATAAAAGGTTATGTCACAGTGTCGATAACGAGCGGCAAACTTGTCAACGTTAATATCTGTCCCGTCAACACCGTCTAAATCAACTATACATGGCGCAGCGATTTTAGGACTTGCTCCGTGTTTCTCACAGACATACCCAGGCAAACAGGCGGATCCGAAAGGATTATCCACAATGATACAGCTAGGCAACATATCAGATACACGAGTGGCAAGATGTTTTCGAGCTTTTCCATTAAGATCACACTCTAAGCAGGGCGACACATAACACTGCACACTACCAGTCGCTCTTGTTAATCGATTTCTAAACCTTCGTACTACTCTGTCAAACTTATGCAAAAATTGACGGTTCTTTCTGATTACTTTCTTACTAGCAGAACTTGCCGTTTCGCCATGCAGCACCTCATACTTCCCGCACCTACCGTTACGCATACATGGCGAGTTAATTAAATGTACTCGTATGACCTTGGCTTTACGGCTCGCTAAAAGCTCGTCAGCGCATTTACATTTTGAGCCAAACGTTTGCTCAAGCCAGCCAGTAATAATGGTATCCTGCCCGCGCCAGGTGCGTTTAAGAGCCTTACAATCAGTTGTGGGATGACAAAGAGATAAGTAACTAGGTGCTTGAGCTTGTGCAGTAGCCATCAATGCTAACAACACAATCAAGAGTTTCATTTGTCTAAAACCTTATCAAGTTTCTTATCCATGCGGTCAATTTGATTCTTGATATGAGTAAGTTCCGCTTGGATAATCTGCACTTCCATCGTGACTCGGTACTTAGACTCTTCCAGCTCTTTCAAAGAGTTTTTCACACTGCGGTAATCCATGCCGACAATGGATATAACAATGCCGATCACTGCTTTCACAGCGATATCAAGCCACGTCTTTACTTGGGTAAAATCTTGCTCCGTCAATGCACCCGGCCTCCACCATAAGCATCAATCACCATCAATTGCGCTTCTGGAGTATCCTTCATCAATTCCATGAACTGCAAAAAAGCAGAACGACTTGCAAGGACAGCAGAATCAGGACCGACTTTACCGTATTGCATACCCAATAGAATACAGCCTTCTGTATCCCTATGAGTATTGCCAGCGTGGATTAGAATATGTTCTCGATTAGGAACGTCTAAAACCTTGTATACAGCTCCAAAGCGAGGCGATTTATGCCGCACGATTTTATAACGACCGACCGGAATACAGGACACTTTGGTTTCATTATCCCGCCAAGCGTCCTCTACAGTCACAAACTCAGGTGCTTCATTGATACAAAGCACACCGAACGTAGCGCCGGCATGTTCTGTAACTCGAATCAACCTGAGCGTTTTCACTTTGGTGGCTCAGGAAATACGATCAGTTTAGGGTCTTCGTTCTGCGCCATCATGTCACGTAACGATTGGCGATAGACTGCCCAATCCCATTTGTTTGCGAGGTCTACGTCGGGTAGTTGAGTCCAGTCGGAAGCAAACAATTCTTTATTCCGGTACGCACGGATTAAAATTGCAATAAAATCATCGGTGGCTTCATCTTCTTTAACGTGAAAAGGAAGCAAATTTTGCCATTTCATAATTATACACTCTCGTAAGAAGTTACAATTTCTATTGCTTGAGACGAAAAACTACCCCAAGTTGCTACACCATGTGCTGGAAAACAGCTAAGGGATGTGGCAGCAGCGTTTATAGCTATTGAACTTGCACCGGCACTGGAATAGAAAGTTGCAATTGGTGTAATGTAACTGTTGAGAGTAACAGCGCAATTCACGGGCAAACTCACGGCAATCGAAGCACCTACAGTTGTCGTATTAAATGTTCTATAAATATTTATTTCCATGGACTTACCTCGCTTGCGATAGGAAGCTCGAAACAACGTCCCGGCACTGATGCTTCCGCTTACCGGAGTAAAAGTAGGCGTATAGGTCAACCAACCACCAGGATCGTTGGTAATCCTAAAATTAGTCCCATCGTAAATAAGTTCCATTAACGCAGCAGCTACCCATGTTCCAAGTGTAGGATTTGTAGAATCCTCGTTATTTACAATGTTCTTTGCGCCAATACCATTAATGTTAATTGTTGCAGCGGTAGCGACAGAACCAGTAGATCCTAGTCCTGCACCAATTATCATCCTAAACTTCTGACCAGCTTTGTACGCTGTAATTGCAGGAGTAGCTGAAGCAGTCATTGCTGTAGCAGTACCAGCTGTAGTACCTAGCCAAATGTAATCTCCATCTTGAACTTGCCCAACCGCAGCATAGTTAGTTCTGCCAGTCGCATTAGCTACGTTGGTATGCTTGAACCCACCCATCGGCAAGTCAGCAGTTGCAGCGTTTTGCCCGTCTTTAGTAAGACAGGTATTGATACCGGTTGCAAAGTCGTTATCTTGCGTATCGTGCCGTCCTGCCTCGATGCCGATACCAACAGAAGCATCTCCGACCCAACCGCCGCTTACGTTATTGCCTTTTGTATAGGTTCCACCCGACCATGCCATATTACGCCTCTAGTTGATTTAGCTTTTTAATTACTCGTTTTACGTACTCTTCCGTTTCAGTAGGTACAGAATTGTATTTCAATATGTTTTGCCAGGTAGGTTTTTGTCCTTTCTTCTCGACCTTAGCGACTGCCTTTGCCATGTTGCCTGGTCCCCAATTGTAAGCTGCAAGAGCTACTTTCATATCAGGGAACTGCTTCTTCATTTGATTGTAATAGCGAGTACCACCATCAATATTCTTTACTGGATCTAGTGGATCTACACCTAGCTCTTCAGCGGTCCCTGGCATCAGTTGCATCAAACCAAGTGCCCCAACTTCGCTTTTAGCTTTTGGATTACCTTTAGACTCAGTATCAATAATTGCTCTGATTATGGGTGGCTGTTCAGCAATCAATGCGCTGATGTTTTGCTTTGTAGGGGTTTTGACAACGGTATTAGACGCTGGCGCACTGCCTTTGAGTGTTTCAATTTCAGCTTCAAGCGATTCAATTTGTCGATCTACATCACTAACTTCCGTAGTAGCTTCTGTAGCTTCTGGAAACATTGCCTGAATTTCTGGCCTTTGAGCAGCGCCAGCTTGGATCCCCAGACGACCAAGCGCAGAGGCAATAGCTTCTGGTTGTTGCAAAGCTCTACCAATCACATCACGACTGGCTTTACTTCCTAACGCCGCTCCAAGAGCACTAACAGCTGCTGCACCTACTGGGCCAAGCAAAGGAATTGCACCGGCACCGAATGCACCACCCGTTGTATATCCAAACTTACCTAAACGATTAAATAATTTTGAAGCTACATCACTTTCAGCAGCAATGCCTTTTTGTAAAATTGGTCGTGTAAGAAGAATACTTTGCACTTCTTTGTTAATTGTTTTTGCTTCTGGCACGTATTTTTCAATTTCACCTTGCAACGCATGATAGACATCACGGTTAAACATGGCTTCTGTTGATTCGCCTTTTGGATCGTATTTCTTACCGTATGCTTTCTTTTGCTCTTGCAAATAGCTTAATGCTCCTTTGCCACGCTGTTGAAGAAGCGATTTAATTTCTGCAATCTTTTTGAGGTAAGTATCTTGTTCGTCTACGGTGTACCCAATACCCTTTTGTATTTTTCTAACTATATCAACAAACTGAGGTGTTTTAACTTTGACGCCAGCCGATTCAACTTCCGCAATTTTATCATCAAGTTGATTCTCCAACTTCACAACAGAATTTTGAGCGTTTACATACGCCTTAGTCGGATCAATTGTGTCGCCTAAATATCCTTTCTCAAGGACGTTATCCAATCCCTTCTGCGTTAAACTTTGAGCACCGGACGTTGGATCAATATCAATTTGCCGTTTGCCAACAGTCTTTTTGTAATCGGCTTGTGATGCGCCAATAGCACTGCGCCGAGCAGCTTTGCCAAAATCACTAAGTTTCGGCGCAAGAGCACTTGTTAGTTCTGCTCCAGCTCCTAATCCACCGCCAAGTAAAGCAGCAGGACCAGCAATCTCTTGTACCTTTGCTAATCGTTCTTCAATTGTTCCAGGTTGAGATAAAAAGGTTTCTAATCCAGCAGCACCAGCAGCAGTGCCACCAGCTTTAGCAACATTTGCACCTCTCACTGCTAACGCTTCAGCCAATCCAGCCGCAGGTGCTACTTTTGCAGGAGTAAACAAGCGTCCAACAGGCGATAACAAGGCGCCACCAAGTTCCGGGCCAGTCATGCCTAAAACTAACTGATTAGCTTCTAGGTCTTTTTGTTTTACATACTCTTTAAGTATGTCCTGGCGCTGTGTTTCTTGGGCAAATTGCTCAACAGGAGAGCGACCAAACAACAATGCTTTACCAGCTTCCGCAGCAGCTTCAATCTTTGGAAATGTACCAAGGCTATAAGCCTCTTGTGTGAGCAGCTTGCGACCATAAGCATCAGCGATAGCTTGCTCTAGCGGCGACCTAGTTCTCATTTCAGCAACGCCCAGTTCAAGCGCTGTAGGAGGTCTAGTAGGTTGCCCAGCTATACTCATTAACTGCCCTGGTGCGGGAGCCGTTGGTGCTGGCGTCATTACTGCTTCAGGCAACGCTCGCAAACGATCTATTTCCGCTTGTACCGATGCTATTTCAGCGTCAATGTCAGCCATTACTTCACACCTCGTGCGGCTTTAAGCTGTGCAAGCTCGTCTTGTAATTGGCGTAGCCTTTCTAATTTTTGAGCTTCTGGATTTGCATACTTTGGCAATCGCATGATTGAATCAACTTCAGGCACTTCGTAACTTTGGGCAATTTTAGCAGCCTGTCTGTTATAATTTTCTCCCATTATTCCGTAAATGTTACGTATAAATCCTATTGTGTCATTAATAGCTTTTTTGCTTATTTGTGGGTCGCCAAATAATTTAGATTTAATTTGAGTTTCCCATCGAGTTATTAACGGATCAACACGGGTGTAAAGGTCTTGTTCTCCCATTGTAACCTGACTCTTATCAACAGTCTTAGCAGCCATCGCAATAAGTTTTTGAATGTCCCCAATGGAAGGTTTTTCTTTTTTACCTATATTTTCGGCAGTTCCTAATAAAACTCCAACACGTTCATATTCCTTAGCGCCTTCCGTATCCGCAAGTTCTTTACCAGCTTCGCGAAATGTTTTCTTTTTAGTTTGCGCCTGTTCTTGCTCAAATCGCGCTTGTTGATTAAACAACTCTACATCTCGTTGTTGTCGTAAAATCCGTGATTGCTTTTGTTCGTATTCTTTTGGCGATAAGGTTATCGAATCTGCTTCAGTTAATTGTTCTACAATTGGAGCAGTAGATGGCTTTAATGCTCCGCTTTGAACTTCCGGTAGTTTGCCACTTGGCATAGCAATAGATTCAGCAATAGTTTGTTCTGCCGTTGGAACACCTTGAGCTGCTGCGCCTTTTTGACCCATCAGTAATTGTTCAAACTTAGCAGGACTAATCAAGCCAGCTGATACTCCAGCTTGTAATAATTTACTTGGTGCCTCTGTTTCTATTTCTGCCTGCTTTTGTTGTTTTAAGGCTTGCACTAATCGCTCTTGCCCAAGCAATTGAGTGTTTAAGCCAAGCAACTTACTTTGCATAAGAGCATCAGGAGTGCTTTCTATAATTCCCAGTCGCTCTTGTGGTGTTGCAGCTCCTAAAAGGGAAGTTCCTAATCGAGCAGCTTGTAATGATTGATCGGCGGCCTGTTGTCTAGCTTGATACCCAAGCAATGAGGATATCAACGTTCCACCTAAAGCAATGCCTAACGCTTGGCCAGTGCTTCCATAAGGATTAATAAGATTAGGTGTCGCAGAAGCTATGGTACTTGCAGCTGTACCGTATGGTGTTTCATACGGACTATATTGCAGTCCACTTAGTGCGCTATATAAGTCTTCTCCAGCCATATTAGCTTCCTACTTTTCTGCCTAAATTCTGACCAAATACGTTTGCAAATGCCGCAGTTCCGCCTTGAGCAGCAGCAGCGTAAGGATTAATTTGAGGTGTTTGGTTGTATCCTTGGCCTAACGTACCCAACAAATACTGTCCGTAGTAGTCAGGTTGCTGTCCTCCACCGCCACCACCACGAGGGGTTTTAGCTATTTGCTCAAGAGCATATTTGTGCTGTTGTGCAGCTAGTGCTTTTTGTTGCTCAAATTGTTGCTGTTGTGTCTGTCCAGCAAACCTTTGCTGTTGACTTTGCATATACGGATCAAGAAATCCGCTAGCAATTTGTTGGGGCAATAAAGCTGTACCAGTAGCCTGTCCGTACATCTGCTGTTGTACGCCTTGTGCTGCGTTCTCAGCCGCACTTAAAGCCTCTTGTCGAGCGAGGTCTTGCCGTTCGGTCACTTGTTTCCTAAGAGCCCTAGCAGCTTCTCCAGCTGGGTCTAATCCACGCTCTGCAATTGACCGCTCTAGTTCTTGAGTCTGTCTACCAAACTCTTCCACGTTGCGACGCTCAAACTGTCCCAATACGTTCTGTCGGGCTCGTTCCATCTCTTGCGAATACACAGGCTCATATTGAGACTGGAAAGTACGAGGATCAAACTGCTTGGCATAACCAGACATTTGCTCAAATACGTCACCGCCAGCTTGCGCTACTCGTTCTTCTTGAGATGGTGGAGGTGGAGGTGGAGGTGCATTTACTGTTAATGCTTTAGCGTTGGCTTTTTTTATCTGACTTTGCAAACGACGAATACTTGGATCGTTTGGTCGGACACGTAGTAGGTAATTAACTTCTTTTGTGGCACGTGCAACATCAAATGGCACTGCCTCTTTTTTACTTGGGTCTTTACCTAATGCGCCTTTGGTCGTTTTCTTTTGTGCCATAACTATACCTGCCCACCCATATCGAATCGTATTTCAAAGCCTAGTATTTGCAAAGTTGAGTTTTTAATAGACCCGCCAAAACGAACCGCTGCACAGTGTCCTTGGCCTTTAACAGCAAATCGGTCAAATACATACTCTACATCTGCTGACCAAGGACTGCCCCAAGGCGTATAGGTAGGAGACCCACCAGTGCTACCCCACGGAGTAAACGTACCGCTCGGTGTAACTACGCTTGTAATCGTTTGGGCTCGCTTAAAGTCAGTATCAAGTCCCAAAGACAAAGTGATGCCACGTTTGGTACGCATTAACGGACGGATATCCTTAAATGCTTTGTAGTTGCCACGAGAATTATAGAAGCTAAACGCAGACCTTCCAGCAAAAGCAATGCTTTGACTTGTGGTAGAGGTAATGGCATCAGCTTGACCAGTTTCGCCTTTCCATACGATTCCTAAAGAAGAACCGTAAAATGGCAATTCTTGAAACACACAACTAGCCAAAGCATGACTGTCGTCAAAAAGTTGAAATACCGTCCAACCCTTCGTATCAATGCTGTAAACTAGAAACTTACAACCACTACCACTTACCGGCACAGATACATAAATGCGTCGTCCTTGTGGCCAAAAGAAGCCAGTCCACTGATGGTCGAATGGAATGGTAAGAGCGTAGTCAGTGATGAGAGGATTGATTTTAGCACTTACAAGATTCAACGCCGCTTCTGGATCTGACTGTAACAAGCCTGATAGTGGCACTAAGCCTTGAGCTGTAATCACCCAAACGTCGTTGTTATAACGGATAAATGCTCGGTAGCCGAGTGGCTTGCCTATGTAGTATCGAGCGGTAAGGCCCCAGGTGGTAGGGTCGCCTGCATAGTTACCGCTATAAAAAACTACTTCGCCTTCTGAGCTACAAGCATAAAAGTAATCTTGCGCTGCTACGTTGTTAGTTTGGCTAAAACTACCAATACCGACGAGAAAACCACCACGATTAAATACATACTGAAAATCAAATGATGTAAGAGCTGGTGTGCCTGCTGTTCCAGTGACCTGTAATCCACCATACCAAACCTTAGAACTAGCAGCTTGCACAAAGTACAATCGTTCTTTGTGAGCCGTAACATTTATCAAAGTCGTTAAAGTCGGCCCGGTAAATGTAATTGCACTGACATTCCCAGTGCCAGTATAGACAAGTGGAGTGTCTACACCGTTGCACAAATACAGATTGTTTGCGTAGGTAACAGACTGCCAATCACCGTTGGTAATAACAGCAGCTCCCGTAATATCTGATACAGTGCCAGACGAGTTGATCGAATAAAGTTTAGAAGCTGTGCCCACAATTAGTTGGCTACTTCCATTGGCTAAATTCAAAGATTGAGCAAACTTAATTGCTGCTGATGATAATGTATCTGCAAATTGCGTGTACCCAAGGCGTACTGTAGGCGCTCCAGCACCAGGAAATACGTTTACAAGTTCCAGTGCATAAGCTGGATCCATGTTGTCTATTGGACTTACTAGATCCAACCCACCATACGGCGGTGACATTGTATAACCTTCAAAAGCCATTATTATCCTTGCCGGCTCTGATACATTGACGGATTAAACTGCGGTGCTGGTTGCATCTGCTGTGCTTGCTGCGCTTGTTGCAATTGATTTATGTACTGCTGGATCTGCTCGCCAGACATTCTAGACAGCTGGCTCAAGTCTAGTTGCTGTTGTTGTGGAGCACTCATACCTGGATTCTGCGGCATTTGCGCTGGTTGATACATCCAAGGCTTTTGCATATCCAAAGATGCCGGACCTTTTGGCATAAAAGCACCTTGAGCTATCCCAGCCATTGCATCACGCATAGAGCTTTCAAATCCAGGCGGTATTTGTCCAACTTGGCTTTGTGTCAAAGGTGGCGCCATCTGTGGTCTTGCTTGCGGCAAAGTTGCAGAAGGACGTTGTGAAGGTTGCGACATTGGCTGTTGCAAACTGCGTACAAGCTGACCCGATGGAGCACGATAAACACCAGGGCTTACACGCATAGCCGATGGTGGTGGTGACGTGTATTTTCCAGTACGCTCATCAAAGTTTGGAGAACCACCGGCATACACTCTGCCACCAGTTTTCGGACTTTTTGTCATCGCGCCTTTAGCCATATTACTTTCCTTTCCCTGCTTTGTAATTTGCACTTAGTGACTCTCTAACCGTCTTAGCTGGCCCCACACGTCCTTTATCATTCATGTACATGCCAGGCGAGACTCGGACTACTTGTCCCTTTGGTGGCCGTTGTACTGGCGCTATTGGACCCTGTACGCCAACACCAGCCTGCTTAGCAAAAGTGGATTTACCAAGCATAGCTTGTATGTTGTTCAACACGTCTTGCTCTGATTTGGCATTTGACGTAGCAGCGTTTACAAGCATTCCCGTGTACTGCTCGGGCTTAACACTTTTTGGCGCTTCTGCGTAAATGTTGCGGATCATTGGGTCGATTTGATCCGTAGCAAACTTAGCTAACGGATTGCTGAAATCAACATCCCACGCTTGTCGTGTTGTTTTTCCATCAATGTTTTCGCCTAAGTTTTTGTAACGAGTTTTGCCATCAAGTCCGATGTTAAACTTTGAGCCATCGGCAAGACTAACTTGGTAATTTTTATCAGCAACGCCTGTTTCTTTTAGCACTCCACGGAAATCATCACGCATCAGTTGCGCATCTGATTTGCCGGTAGTCATCATCTTGCCAATGGATCGTTTGCCCATCAAACGCAAAGCAAGATTTGGTAGGCCGCCTAAACCGCCTGTCCCAACAGCAAGACCAGTATTTATATAATCTTCTCTAGTGCCTCTTCCACGCACAATATCCTTCATGCCGCCTTCCCATAATTGGTTCAGGCCAATAGCTCCAGCAGCGGCGATCCCTGCGATTGGCAGAGCACCAAGGGCAGCAGGCCCACCAGTAGTGGTCGCACTTAATAATGTTGGGGTAGCGACAGTTCCAGCACCCGTTGCACCAGTTGCTCCAGCACCAGTAGTGCCCAACGCAGTTGGCGCAATGGCACTTGTTCCACTCCTTAGAAGTTGACTTGTAAGATAACCAGCACCAATTGTTCCTGCTAATGCTCCACCAGTTTGAGCAAGACCAGCCGTCTGAGCTTGAGAAGCCCTATCCTTTGCCTGCTCCTCTGGAGTCTTTGGCATACCAAATCGCTGTGTCACCATTTGATACACCTGTTGTGGTGGCAGCCCTTGTGTGCGTAGGTAGGCAATGTACGCATTTGGGTCTTTATAGGTCAGCTCTGGATCACCTTGAAATGTTGTTGGTCCTGCAATAGCCATTATATCCACGTCCCAAATACAGCGGTTCCACTTCTAGCAAAAAGTTCAGCACGAGTATGACCACCAGCATATATAATTTTGCCAGGGTTATCTCTGCTGTACTCTTCGTGTAATTGCGTCGGAAATTTCTGTTGAATGGTAGTCAGTCCATGTATCTCAGCAAAGCGCTCAAGCACTCCTTGCTCAACTAACTTCTCGTTAAATACGCTTACATCCGTATCTGCTAAAAACGTACTATAAGCACCGTTATAGTAATCCCAAGTTACACCGCCATCTGAAACTGATCCGGTCGTATGAGTTGGTGGCGTAGCTCCTGTGGTTCCTCCAGCGGTCGTAAAGTAATAGTTGCCGTTGTAGAAACAATAGGAATTGGTTGTGAAAAGTGTGCTGGTAGTCCAAGTTTTTGGCTTAACGCTTCTATCAGCGATATACTCAAATACAATAATGTTACCATTGTTATTAGCTCCAGGAGTCGGACTAATAAGTAGTTCAGTATTTGAAATGCCACGGATTTGCATTCTTTGATAGACCGTGGTGTTAAGCCCGAATCCTCTAATCTCGCCATATTCCTGCTCACTCATTGGGCCAAGAATGCGAAAACGTGTAGAGCTATTCCAAAACGTTTCGTATTGATACCAAGAAAAAGCGGAGGGCAACGCATAGTTTGCTTGCCCTCCGACCAACGTAATACTTCCAGACGCATAACATTTAGGCCAAGGATAAGCCTCAAATATGTCTCTGTTAATACGCTGCGTAATCGCCAACAATTGTTTTGTAGTAGTTTCAGAAGAAGTAGCTACGTTTGACTCGACTGTATAGCCGCACTCGTCTGCTACGTTTTGAACAATTGTTGCTAAACTCATACTTTTTTCGGTCTACCTCTACGCTTTGGTGCATCCTCAACAGACTCATCAGCGGCCTCATCTTCGACCTCAGATTCTCGGATCACCTCCTTTCTTACACCACGCAAATCAGTGCCTTCATTGGCTTCAACTCTCTGCATGAGTAGTTCCAGTTGGTGCTCAAGTTTTGCAGTACGCTTCTGCTCTCGCTCAAGTAATTGCCGCAGCCCAACAACGTCATTTTGTGACGAGTTTGCAGCATCCAACCAATCTTTCGCCATCTTTACAAACCGGAACAGTGGGCCAAGTTTTGACCGAAGGCTATCATTTGCCTCTGCCAACTGCTCGACTGTCTTGAATCCAATGTACTGAAGTTCTCGCACCGCAGAGCCACTAATAGGTGGCCACTCTACAAGTGGTGTCCCGCTTTCAATTGGTTCGTTGCCAATGGAAAATGCTTTGTATAGCTCTGGATATTCGTGGATATCTTGTGGTTCTATGCGACGCACAGTTTCGTCACCACCTGGCCATTGAATAGAAATAGAAGGAATTTCATCAAAAATAGGTCGTCCCTCTTTCAATGACTTTTCTTTGTTCTCGTTATAAGCGTTAAAAAACTTTACGTTGGCACCAGCAAAACGCTTTTTCTGCTGTGACTGTCCATTCATAATCGTATTCCAGTCTATCTGCGGCATAATTCTCCTAAAGTGCATATTTTGCTATTAAGTATGATTCGACCCTACTTCGGTCTAAGTCACTTAAATTAGCATTATAAATCACAATTTCCGCAATTCCGCCATTAAGAGTTACGGTTGGTCCTCCACCTCCAAATGCTCCCACATAAACATTGCCTGCTGCTAAGACTGGAGTGCCAGCGCCTCCATAGCTTGTTTCCGTCTCTGCAACGCCATTTAGCCACAATTCTGTGTTTGTCGTGACGTTTGACCAAGGAGCAACTCTATAAGTAAAACACTTGTATGTAGAAAGTGGAATTGTTGTAGACCCGTACATTCCCTTTGGGAGCGAAACGTCGGTTTGCATTTTCAACGCTCCAGAATTATTACAAACTTGAAAGGCTGCTGCGTTTAGTGCTCCACTTAGGTATTGAGAAAACAGAGTAGCGTACTGACTTGCTGTTGTTATTTTAGCAACTGCAAAAAAAGTTATGTTACTGGTGTTTGTAAAAATGGATGCATTGAGCGATAGAAAATCGTTTGATCCATCAAATATAACGGCGGGTAATCCATTTACTTGATTAGTCGTGTAAACAGGCTTATTTCCAGCAGTTGCTTGCGTAACGTTTCTAGCGTTTCCGCTTCTATCGTTCCATTGACTAACAAGATTAGAGCCATCCTTTGTTATTCCGCTATCAGCACTATACCAATATGCTAAATTAGAAATATCTGTTGGAACAAATGACGCACCCTGCTTGCCAGGACGACAAATTGATATGCCATTGATTCCAATAAACATACTAGTAAAACGCCACAATAGACGTTGCGGTAGTAGCTGCCATAACACGACTAGCAAAAATCGGAATAAGCACACCAGCCGCAGGAATAACGATTGTGACCGCTGAAGCATTGTCCACTCCTTTGACAACTAGGTTTCCAGTACCACCAACCCACAAAGCTCTACAGCCAGTTAGATCGGTAGTATCAGAAGCAGTCACAGCGGCAACGCTTCGAGCTGAAAATAATGCACTAGGATTAGAGGGTGTAAAATCTGGCATAAATCACCTAATAAAATGGCCGGACTTTCACCGGCCTCGTATTATGATTCCTTAGCAACAACGTATACAAGCCAATCTGTTGACGAGCGTTTGATACAAATGTTACCAGCAGCAGCAGCACACGTTACCGCAGCACCAGCAGTACCACCGTTAAGTGTTCCTAGTGATGAATGCGGAAATACGTTAAGAGCATTTGCGCCATTGTTTTGCACAATTACGATTCCACCAATCTGAACGTCAGGAAGTTTAACTCCTGTCGAGGCAGCAGTGGTTCCTACAAGGTTAAGAAACGATGTAAGAGCAAGAGCATCTGCAATTGTTGTGCCAGTAGCAGTAAGACTTCCACTCGATGAGAGTGCAGGAGCCGACGTAATGCTAAAAGTTGACAACACATTTGCTTGCTCTGGTGGCATTCCCAAACCAATTAAATCTTGAAGAAGTGGCATATAATCTCCCGAAATTGCGGCTGCTATACAAGCCAGCCGCTTTTAATTAGTTCACCTTGAGGTGACCTACTGAACCAAGCTCTACAGCAGCGGCTCCAGTAGTAGCTGCCAAGCCAACAACGTAAGCAATCTTAGTTGTTGAAGCATCATCAGCTACACCAGCAGTTCCAGTTGTATTAAGGTTAGCCTTAGCAACATAGCTTGCAGCTAGTTTGCCCTTAATTCCCTTTCCAACTCCACCGCCATTAAGTCCACCAACCCATACCCATCCGTACTCGTTGTCAGCGAAAGCTACTTGAGCTACGCCAACAAGAAGTCCCTGTGAGCCAGCGTTCGTAGTAGTAAGCATAGCGGCTTGGCCGTCTTGCTCAATCTTTACGAAAGCATACTGGTCGATAGCACCATCAGCTTGTACGAATACGAACTCACCTTCTGGGCTACTTCCAACAGCACGAAGCGATGCAGGAAGCGAAAGGTTGTTAGTAGTCGTAAAGGTTGTTTTGTAATTTACACCAAATGATCCACTTTGTGACATTTTCTATTCCTCTACTAATTAAGCGTAAATAACAGCCTGAAGCGCAGGAGCAGCACAGCAGAGGTTACCCTCTACGATGATCACAGTGAAGAACGCATCCTGGTCAACAGGACGTGCCATCTCTGGAGCAAGCGGCTTGAAATCTGCGCCACGAACTACATCAAACGACCAATATTTGGTGTTGAGAAGTCGGCAGCTGTTTGTCTCAAGTACAGAGGATCCGTATCCACCATCGAATACGAAATCACATCCGTCATACTGAAGAACACGGAATCCAGCTACAGCCTTCTTTGCAGGAAGCTGAATACGCTGAATTGCTGTCAAAGAACTATGGAGGAACTTCCAAGCAGTACGATCCATAAGTCCAAGGTCAGGCTGCTCATCACCTCGGGTAATCTGGCTGATTGCATCCGTAATCTGCTCTTGTACGTTTGCCGCAGTCAACGTTACGTTTACTGCAAGGTTACGTGCAAAAGTGTTTGAAGTACGGTCAATCGTTCCATAAGTACCAGATGAAGGCGAAGTCGAAACTGCCTTCTTGATACCATCAAACTCAAGTCCTCCGCTTCCTGTTCCATCGCCACGAAGCGAGGTAGAAACGGTATTCTTAAGACGAGCGATTGCTGCTTTCATCTTCATTTCAGCAAGGTCAAGAAGCATAGCCTCGTCACGGTTAGCACGACGATCACGCCCTGAGATTGCTACAGGCTCATATACCTGCTTGATAGCGAATCGGAATGCAGTTGCATCATCGATTGAATCAAGGTTGAAAGATGAGAATCCAGAATAGAAACCACCGACAGCCGAATCATTGTACATGACTGGCTTACGAAGCTCATATCCACCGGAGAATTTACGAATTAGACCCTGCTCATCAAGCGAAGCCAAAAGCGGATTATGATGAAGAATCTCATCTGCTATTGAATCGGACTGATCGAACAAGGTCGCTACGATTGCTTCCTCAAGATTTGCCATTTTAGTTATCCCTTATAAATTTCGGGATAACCTCTATGGCCTAGTCTCCACCTGAGAGACGCCGACGCAGATTATCCCGTATGTCTTTTGTTTGTACCCTGGGAGTCCCTGAACCAGCGGAGCCAGATATTGACTTTGACGCAGCCTTGGCCTTTTGGACCGCTGCCTTTTGTTCTTGAATTATGGGCTTAGCAGTCATCTTAGAAACTAGACTGGAATAAGCCGCATTCCCGTTAATGACGTAGTTATAGGCAGTATCAAGGATTTCTTCTGGAGAGCTGTAGCGTCCAGTTCCCGTTAATGCCTGTACTACCGGAGCCATATCAGCCTCAATTTGAGCAGCTGTTTCTGGATCCCGAAATACGGGTTTACTATTCATGAAGGATTCTACGACCTTCTGATTATAATACTCAACGGCTTTTTGCTCTTGCTGTTGCATCAACGCTTGCATCCGTTGCTCTGCAATCTGTTCGGCATCTGCCCGTGTGAGGTAGTTTTCGGGAGCTTGAGGGGTTTGTAATTTATAGTTATTAAGTTCCTCTAAAGACAACCCATAAGACTCAAGCCATTCACGGGCAGTTTCTACAGGGTTATTCTGCATAGCACGATCCCAAGCAATTGACCGCTTAGCTATGTCTCCAAGGCTAATACCTTGTTTTGCATAATCTTCTTCATATTGCTTGATAGTGTCGTATACTGATGATGTGTTTTTGCGTAACTCCTCAACTTCGGCCATTTTACGGCTGTAGTCTGACCGAGTTTCATACGCTCGTCGATTCAAATAGGATTGCAAAATATGGGCATTTTGAGCCGTTGGATTGAGGAATGCTTCCTTTTCCTCTTTACGCATATCTGCTGGTGGGAGCAAACCAGGCTTTACCTCTGTCTCAACTGTATTTGGAACGCTGTTACTAACATTCTCATTTTCCTCTTGTGCTTCTGTTTCGGCCTCAATTTCGTTCTCGGCTTGTTTTGGCTGGTCAAATTGTTGCTGCAAAGCATCACGAATACTCAAGCGTTCTTGAGCGGATCGGTCTGACTGTATTTCTGTAGCTTCAATGTCTTGTGTGTTATCGGCCATATCTTTCCTGTAAGTTACGCATCATTTTATCGACTAATTGCTTTTCAGACCGTTGCGTTTCCTTTTCAGGAACATACCCACGGTCGTAAGCATCGCCGACTTCTATAGCGCCAGCCGCACGATAAGCGGATCGGAGCTTGGATTTACTTGTATATATTTCTTTTGGATTTAACGGATTTCGTGTCGGTGGCATCTCGTCCTGAATAAATAGGTCGCGAGCCTGACTCTCTCTATGAACCTCTTCAATTGGAACAACCTTCTTCTGTATAGAACACCATTGGAACAATTTGTATTTGCTCATAAGTCTAATTTAGTAAGCCACATAAGGGCCTTTAGTCTTTTGATTTTATTATCACGTTTTTGCTTAAATTCTAAGTATGCTTTTTCAGCTACCGCAGCCTCATAAGCCGCTTTTTGCTCTTCTTCGATAGCTACTTTTTGCGCTATCTTATACCGCTCTAATATCTTGATTTGTAGGTTTTTAGCCTCTTCTAACTGCCTACGCTGTTCTTCTAACTTAGCACGAATTGCTGATTCTTGCTGGTCTAATGCTGCCTGGAGTTCAAGAGCCTTTATTTGAGCTTCTTGTTTTAGAGTTTCTAACTGCGCTCTCTTTAGTTCCTTTTGCCGTTCAATCTCAGCTAAAACAGCAGCAGTGACCTCGACCGATTCCGTTGAAATCTCAATAGCGTCTAACTCTTCCTCAGTTGTTACGCCATTGATCTTATCAAGTAAGAGCTTTTTCCAGTCGACTAGCTTTTTGACTTCCTCTTTACGCTTCTTGGTCTTTTGCCTAGCCTTTAATAGCTGTGCGGCAATGGCCTCTTCTTCCTGAGTTGTAAGGACGTTTTTGCGTTTGAGTCCTCTATCAAGGATATCTGAAGTATCGAGGCTAGCTGAAACAAGGTTGATAGTAGGAAGGAATACTTGTGCAGTTGATTCAACACGATTAAGTACTACGACTTGTGGATTAAGATTAAGTAACGGTTGTCTAATCCGAAGCATTTAGACTCCTTAGATTAGAGGCGGTCGATTAATATACGGATGGTTTGAGGCTAAAAGAGTTTGGATACCCCACTTCCACGCAAGATACCCTTCCACAAGCTGACTTTCAGCAAACGAAATATTTGTGGTGAGTATAATTTCACCTATCCACGAGTTAAATGTTGAATTGCTACTTGTACCAACGTCCGAGCCAATTCTAATGCCAGTAGTGCTCAATACTCCAGTTTGTCCTCCAAGACTAACAATTGTACCTCCATTCGCAGATATTGAAGAAGTGTCTGCCGCCACTCCAGCTGTGCCGAATCTTCCTGACAATAACACCGGAAGAGTAACTGATAGACCAGTTACTTGCGGTGATACAATGTTATTACCACCCGCAATAAGCATAGCGGTGCCGTTTGTTTGACTTTGTCCAAGGTATCCTTGTGGAAACGTTCCCGGCGCTTGCGAATCTCCAGTACCTTTTGCAACCCAAATTCGTGGGTAAGCATTTGTTCCGGCCGCTAATCCTGCGCCAGAAATTACGGCAAAAGAGCAAAACTGACGATTTGGTGCAATGCTAAAATTAGGAGTATCTAGTTTGTGCGCTGAAAGTTTAGTGAACAAAATACCATTCAATCCATTATATACGTTGAAAGTATATGTTGGTTGTCGAACGGCGGTAGCTGCGTGTCTACCATTGTTGCTTTTGTCTCGCCACTCTGAAACTGCACCTGAGACTGTTGAGATAGTCGATAAATCAGAAGCATCGAGCCAGAGCGATGGCAACAAAACAGCGGGAGTCCATAGCCTACCTTGAATTATTGCTGTATCGCTAATGCTTACGCCACGAGGCATTACGCAATATCCTCGTTGAAAGTACGAACATAAAGTTCATTTCCAGATGCTGCAAAAGCAACTCCAGCGTTATTTACAACGGAAAGTCGTAGCGAGAACGGATACAATCGAACCATTGGAATATTTACAACTTTTGCACTTGCTCCCGATAACAATTGAACAACGTAAACATCTCCACCAACTTTGTCAGCCGTATCGGTCCCATCATTCAAAGTTACTCGAAGCGAAATACTTCCTGCGGTGGCTGGAGTAATCGACCCCAATTTAATTGTAACGGTTGCATACAAGGCCAATGCACTAGAGTTATCGTAAGTGACCACGGCTGATTCTGAGCCAGAAGCAAGCGAGTTGAGAACTGTTGATGCAATGTTACTTGAGCGTGTTGCTGGTGTTGACCATTTTGCTATTGCCATATCAGATTCCTCCTCTTGCTAATCCTACTGCACGAGCATCGACAAACGTATTATTTGCCTCTGACCATGACGGAAACCTTTCGCGTTTTGATAAACTAAAAAGACTTTCTTTTTGTGCTTCTGTAATAAAACCGGCTGTTACTAACCCAGAAACTTGCTCACGAGTTGTTTGAAGCGAAAGGTCTAGGCCATTGCCTTCCATGACTTTTAGACCCCAACGAATGACCGCATCTTGTTCTGCGGCAACAACCAACTGATCAAGTAGATCAGCACCTTCTGTTGCTCCAAGCGTTGTCATTATTTGGCCAATTCCAATTCGTGTTGGTTCCCAGAAGGTTATAATTGGAAGTGAAGGATCGGGAGCATTCAGCACTTCGGCTGCTTCCCAATCAGGCAAATCCTTTACGTCATCTTGTTCTAATCTTTCAATCAACGACATTTTCACCTTTTACAATGCAAAAATTCCAGAAGCGTTAAATTGTACATCAATGTTATTACCATTTGGCGTAACAGGGAGACCACTTGCAGCTACGTCAATGTAAAGAATAAGTGGCGAGGTAGCATTAGAGCCAGTGTCTTTGTAAATGATCAGAGCTTCTACAGATGCACCTGTCACTGATGTAAATGTCACATCTGCCGCATCAAACACACCGTTAGTGATGGTTTTGGATGCAAGAGTTGCTGCTGTTCCTATGACTGCTGATGATGCCGCAGAGAAGAATTCATCAGTTGAGCTATAGGTATAAACACCAGTGTCTATCAAGGCAATCTTGATAGTGTCAGTTGGCATATCTATCAGCGCATCAAGAAACTTCTCTTTTGCTTTAGGGTATAGTGCGTTTGCCATTATTCTAGTTCAATCCCTGACGGGTTGCCTTCTTCATCTAAAGTTATACGTTGAACCTTTACTTCTGGCTGCTCGGTTATCTCGATTGCAGTCGGATTCCCGTTTTCGTCAGTGATGATTTTTCCTGACTTCTTTTTGCCAGTCATACCACCCATTCCACCTAAGAACTTAGGTCCTGAGTTGATATTGTCCATTTGCATTTGCATTACCTCAAGTTGCTGCTGTTGCTGCAAGCGTCTTTCTTCCATGAGTTTCTCTTGCTGAGATAGACGAAACTGCATCTGCTTCGCTTCTAACTCTTGAACCTTGAGAATGCCCTGAAGACGGTTATTCTCCTGATTAATCTCATGCTTCATGCTATCGCTTTGAGTCATTGCTTGAACTTTAAGCATATCAACTTGAACGGCATTCGACTTGATTTGCAATTCCTGTTGACCCAACGAAAGTTCTTGCTGCTTAACATACTCATTAAATTGCTGCGCTTGAATCTTTAATTGAGACTCAATTTGATCACGCTGCATCTTTAACTGGGATTCTTGATAACTGATCATGTTTTTGTCATGGGCATCAGTCATTTCCATTTGCGCAGCTTGCAGCCTAGCTTGTGCTTCAATTTGCGCAATTTGCATTCTGCCTTGTATCTCAATCGTCTTAGGGTCCGGTGGAGGCGGTTGCTTAGCTGCCTCTTCTCTAGCCGCAGAGATTTCACCAACTTGTTTAAGAGCTTTCGTAAAGATGCCATCAAGCTCTTTGCCTCCCTTAAATCGTTTAATGACGTTCTGAAACAACTGAATAGAGAACTCTAGTAGAGGTGGGTATTGCTCAATCAGAGCTTTCATCTGATTAAAAAACTCACCGCACGTAGCCATAAGCTGTGCACCTTCTGCTTGGTCTTGTGCTTGGTCAATTGCCACCATGCTGTCAGACGCAATCTGGATGCGATAGTTAAACTGATCGTCATCACGATACAGTGCCATGATTTGTTCTTCCATCGCCATTACCATCATGTTTGGATCAATCGGTGGTGGTGGCAAAGGTTGCATTTCTGGCGGGAGATTTGGGTCTAGCGGAGGCGGTGGCGGTGTTGCTGGCACCAACGGTAGTAATACCTGTGGCGCATCAGCTACATTCATTATCTTGTTCTTTTCAAACATCGTAGTAACGATGACACCAAGATTTCCGATACCGTCAGAAATGAACTTAGTAAACATATTCTGACGAACGATAAGACCGAGCGAGGACCAAGCGTTTTCAAGTCTGTTTGCAGTTGCAGTTTTGTACTCGGCACTGGTGCCACGTAGTAGATCGGATACTTTAAGTGTTTCATAAAGCTGTGACAAAGCTGTTTGACGAGCGGCCTGCAATGTTCCAAGCGCCTCTACAAACGGTGCAATAGGCATGAACTCAATGCTGTTTTGCAATCCACCACGAGCCTTATAAGACGGCCAGTTAATCGTTGGCACCATCTTTAAGTCACCAATCATTAGTTGTTCGATCTGGCTACCGATAGCGGAATCGTAAGTTGCGTTTGTTCTAATAGCCTGAGTAACCGCATGAATACGGGTAGTCATTCTCTCAATTTCAAGAATCTGGTCTTTAACGTGAGAGTAGTCTGATACTGGAATAACCGAGTCTGGGTCTTGGCTTTGAGCGATAACAACACAAGGATAGAACTTCTCAAACTCTATAGGTGGCTCTGACTCCATAAGTAGCGACTTCTCGCCAGTCATTTGAATCCAGTAAACTTGCCCTGACTCGTAACACCAAATCTCGTAAACCTCTGCCTTGCCCTCGTACTTCTCTCTGTCACGATTAAAGTCTTTCTTTATGGCCTCTGGAAAGCTGTCAAACTTTAGCTTATTACCTACATCTTCTCCAAAAAGCTCTACTGCTTGCTCACGATTCAGGTAAGCCCTACGTCCACGCCATTCTACTTCTGACTCGTTACGAGCATCAGAACAAATGTAGTCATTGTATTGAACCGTCTCTAGGATTGCTCGCTCATCCTCTTTAACCTCAACATCCATCGGAACGATTAAAGTGTTACCAGGACCAGCGGTAAGGATATCAGTAGGACCTTCGTAGGTTTCATTGTCAGAATCAACTAGAGTGCCGTCTGGATTTTGAAACAGTACCATCTCTTGCTTTTGTACTTCTGACTCAAAAGCATATCTTGCCCATAAAACAGCTTGGCCGGTAAGCAAAAATTGCAGAGCTGCCGTGTAGCCAACCTGATCAAAGTTAAACTCCATATCCATCTGGTACTGAATGTTTCGCTCTAAGATAACAGCGGAAGCCTCATGCAAGGTGCCGCCTGAGCGTTTGCGTAGTGTTACTTCAGCTTTGGGTGTGGAGGAGTAATAAGCTGGTAAAAGAGTGTTAACGCAGTACCACCACACGTTCAAACGGCGCTCGGTATCACGCATGATACCAACATCTTTTTGAGCGTTATAAACACGGATAGACTCTTCAGCCGCAGTAATAAAGGTCTTTCGGCGCTCTAAGGCGAGGTTAATCTGACTCTTCCAATAGGCACCGGAGAAACGCTTGATAACTGATTCATCACTCATATTTTTGGCCTACTAGCTTGCTGCCGCATTTGCGCAATATACGCTTGTAACTTAATAACACCTTTGTTGAAGACTTCCGCAGGTTGTTCCCATTTGCTGTCAACCAATCTTGCCTTACACATATAGCGCAAAGCATCCATGCAATGGTCATCGCCTGCACTGTCGGCATCCTCTGGCTTCCGTTTGTCGATTGCCAAAGCGGGAAGGGTCTGGATGAGATACGGACATGTAGCAAAAATATACAGCAACGGTGGCTTATTAACCAACCTTTGTCTGATCTGTGACCAACCCGACAACCTATCATTGTCAGCCGCTCTAAACGGTGGGTGCTTATACTTTCCAAAAACTTGGGTAAGTTGGTCGTTAATGCTTGGTCCACCATCGTGTTTGAAAATAGACGGGTCAGCATAGCCTAGTGGATTTTCTCCGACGGAAAGAGAAGCAATTCTATTTGCCTGTTCAACGTTATCGACTCCTTTGCCCCACAATTCTCTATAAACAACAATGCTTCCTTTGGGGTATGGGACTTCGTTACCGGAGTCATCCCTGCCAGAACTAACAGCACCCCATACAGCGGCAAAAGGACTACGAAAACCCCAGTCATAACCAAGATACCTAGGCCAATGTTTAGGCACGTTAAAAGGACTAACGATATGCTTGCTACTGAACTCAGGAAAGTAACTACCTTCATGGATCTCAAAGTCTCCTTCTAGCCATGCTCTGACTAGCTCTGGCGAGCCAACCATATGCAATCGGTTAATGTACTCTGGGTCTTTAGCTAACAGTATTTGATTGTCGTGTACTCGGGACGGGATATAAATGTAATCAAAGCCAGCACCGTTAGGGAGGTCTTTGCGCAAGAGCTTCATGCCTTTTGGTGATGGTCTAATAAACAGCTCTTTGAGCCATCCGTGACCTATACCGCCTGGGTTAAAGGTAAGAATAACTTGCCCACCACCCTTACCTCGTAACGCTCCGAATAGCTTCCAGATAGGTGCAGGGTCAGCGTAGTTACCCGCCTCCTCTACCGCACAATGACTAAGATTCTGCCCTTGATACTTTTCAGCATCAGAATCATCAGACAATGGCCTAAACCGTAATCTTCCACCATTAAGAAACGTAAACTGCTTTTTTTGGTCCTGCCAGTGAGCTTTTAGTGGTAAGTATATCTGCTTTGCTCGCTCGATTAAGTCATCTGCTTGGGGTAACTCTTTGCGGAAGAATATAGCGTTAAAATCAACGCCAAACTGTTCTTGCACTATAGCAAACTTACCCAAAACCCCATCAGTCTTACCGCCACCACGGGCACCGCCGTAGCCTATAAGAGTAATGGGACAATGTACTAAGGCTTCTTGCGGTCCTGCCTGTGGAGCCCAAACTATGGTCTCATCAATGCGTCTATCCGCAAGATAATCATCCATGTTTTAGCTTTTGACAGTACGCCCAGAACTCTTCCCAGATAGCCGGGTTAGTCCGTGGGTCTATCTCTTCATCGCACTCTAGACACGTTTCAAACTCGCCTGGTTCAATGTCCTCATCAACCACTGCGACGGCACCACACTCAGGGCACTTAAAGTATCTCTCGGTCTGCTGAATCATACCCACCTGTCATCACCGCATTATCACCGTAAATCCGCTCTACACTACATGTAGGATTCTGGCAGTAAAAGTAGAAATCCTTACCATCCACAACGCTTACGGTACTGATATGATTGCACCAAGGACAACGGCGGGTCTGTTCTGACTCATCTTTCATGCGGTGCTCAATGCCCATAACTACCATCCAAGGTAAGAGACAAAAAAACGTCCCATTAAATAAGTCAGCGCAGTTCCAAACACTGACGTGATAATTATAAAAACAGCGCCAAAAATTCCCAAGGCAATGGTAGTTATAAGCTCAACAGATAGTTTCATTATTCCTCTGATTTTACTATTGCAAGAATCCTAGTTCGCTCACGTTTGGTTGCTTCTTGTATTTTTTTTAATGCATCTTGGTATGCGTCATCTTCATCTTTTATAGCCGCACGATAACCAGCCATAAATCCTGCTGTTAAAGAGTTTTTTTCTTTCCAATGCTTTTCAGTTTGATCCAAGTTAAAGCCATTTGCTTCTGCATAAGCACATGCTTTGAGAAGCAATTTTTCACTATCAATATCATCTATAAAAACCATTATTCCTCTGGTGGTTTAGGCAGCGGCATCCAGTGGGTGATATATGACATGGGGCGCTCCATGCCGTCGCTTTCAATTATCCACCCATCCCAAGAGTGCTGAGCAAACACTATGCGACCATCGCGAGTGAAGCCAACAACTGTCTCATTGAAGCAAGGAGTGATCCCACTATCAGTAGACCGAGGCACGACTCTCCAAATCTGCTCCCATACCAGGTGTATCACCTTGCCGATATTCGCTTGCTGATCCTTTGCGGCCTCGTAGCCAGCGCAATAACCATATTGAAAACTACGAATTCGTTCATGCTTAAAAATGTTATCTGCATCTTCTATTGCAGGAGTTATACTGCGCTCATATTCTTCTGCTATTTTTTGCAACTCTTCAGGTGTTTTGCTCATTTTAATTTGCCTCGTGCGGTTTTGTTTAATCTCTTTAGCTTTTTGCGTCGCTTTTTATTGATGAGTCTACGCTGCTCTTGCTTATCTACCGATAAGTGCCATTCATGTTGTTTGAGTGGTACTTTACTCATACATTTTTTGGATTACTAATTTGTGTCCAAGCCACAATGTAATCGTTTTTATTTAATTCATGTTCGCTTAAATCCCATTTATCAGTTTCATGATCAAATGATGTAATAAATTGTCTGCCATTTTTGCTTACTGCTAAAACTCTGCTAATAAATAACGGCAAATTACGCACAAACTCTGGAGTATTATAATCTACAAATATCCATTTATCCGCTTCTACTAATTGAGCAGCCTCATAACCAGCGATGAACGCAGCTTCTACAAGATGTTCGGCAGCGTGGTTTATTGCTGGACAAATTACATCATCTCTATCCATGTATGTTTTAAGCAACTCTTCAGGTGTCTTGCTCACCATTGGTATTCCTTTGCATCGAGATAAACTTGGCAATGCCGTCTAAGATGGTTTTTTAATTTTGGCGGTTGAATATCTTTGTGCGTAGCTCTAATAAAACAGCGCCATCCAAAATCCCCTGCAGCAGTTCCTCTATGCTGGTCTATTTGAGTAAACCTATGCCAAACACGAGGTTGCACATATCCATGTTGAAACTGCGTCAACGGCCCGTTACTAAGCCACAAATACATAGGCAACTCAGACCTAATTAAATCAAATCTTTGAATTCCATTTACCCTTGGCACATTATCAACGTGCCAATTTGGAACACATGGATATTGTCGCGGCATAAGCATGTGTATCTTTACATCCCAGGTAAACAATTCCGCATCATCTGGAAATGTTGCAAGAATACTTGTTAAATCTGGCATTAACTCAAGCAACGTACTGGCAGTGGCTTGATGAACCCCACAATGTTGCACGCTCCAATCAATCTCTTCAGGTGTTTTAGTCATTTCTTCCACTCCTCTCCATGCTCACGATTCCAGTACCAGTCGTACTCCTTATACGTAATCCGGCTATACCTACAACTGTTCCACGTATTGCACTGCCAACACTGTATATAAGGCTTCTCAGTCACACCAATCCCACGGTGCTCGCACTTCTTACAAATGAAACAGACCAATGTCGGCCGTCTGACGCTGTTAATCTTCGACTTAGCCACAAATCATGTACCGGAGCAGGAAACAGCAAAAACGCCCACCACTAACGAACCATTGGTCTATGTCTACATACTACACATCCTCATCTTTCGTTAGATACTTTTGTACAAATTCTTCCTTACTCATCGGCTTAGAACTAACCACAGCACGAATCTCACCAGTATGCTCAATCACCTGCTGCTCACTCCATCCCAACTTAGTCTTTAGCAAATGTAACAAAATAGGCGTGTTCCCATTCATAGCCTCAGTAATCGCAACAGACGCTAAACCACGCTGCATCTCCGTCACACCACTCAAATAATCCTCTAGGTAATACTTCTCCAAAACATACACCGTCACCCTCGCAGCTATAGCCGCATTACCCTTCGACAACCCTAGCCTACCCAAATCACTAATCTGATGCGCCAAATCCTCATTACGCTGATGCTCCCTCGTGTGAGGCTTAGGCTGCATAATAGGCGGCAACACCTCTACATTCGATTCGTTTGTTTCATCACTCATAAACGTGTTTGATTGATAGTAGGGGTAAAAAATTTGGGAGGGTGGATATATGTATAGTACCGGTACCTTTGCGTTTCCGATCTGAAACTAAAAACAGAAACGTAGCTCTAATAGGTGAAACTTGCAGGAGTTTTTCCAATCGAAACAGGTAGTTACGCTTTACTTTACTAGTTTTCTGGTACTCGTTAAGTAAGGTGCCCATGTAACTATGCGCAATCCTTAAGCAATTGTATGAACGCACCGTTCGTCATGCCCGATAGTTCCTGTAGGCAGAGTAGTTCAGCCACGTGATACATGCGCTTGCCACGTTCTCTGTAGCGCCATGCTGCTGGTGTAATACCTATTAGCTTAGCTACATGCGCTTGAGTTGCGTTCATATGATGACGCACTGCAAAGTATACATTCATGCGCGGATAGGGCATCGCATGTCGATAAGTCCCTACCCAGTACTTATCCTTTAATCTAATAGATTCAGGCATCTATCTAATCTCTCACACGTTCTGTGTACTATCGTGCATTGGCGTAATAAGGGAGTGTCATAGCTTATTAGCGATCACTAGTTGATCAGTAGGATAGCCAGTGATTCGTTACCTTGTCTAGTAGAGTGATACCCTCGTGACATGCAGGATAGTTACACTCAGTCAGATACGACGATGAGTCATAGAGTTTATTCAATGTTATTTTACTTTTCTTTTAATTATCTTTGAATACGTAGCTAACCTACTAATCTTACTCACTGTAAATAATTATGAATCATTTATTGACAGGTATGCGTCCTATCCATTACTATGTAAACATAGAGTGATTAACACTCAAAGGAGATACGGACATGAATACCTTTCCAACATTCGACCGAGTTTTAATCGTGGATGGATGCCACGGCATATATGTACCGCAACGATACGCAAAAATTTGCTCAAGCGATGACATGGCCACTAACGAGCAACGAGAGGTTCTACTAGCAGGACCTGAACACGATGAATACTGGTACGTCTGGGATGAAGTGCTGAGCAACGTGATTGTAATGCGTGGTGGGAGCCGTTGGGCTTTAGACCAGGATGAAGGGGACGTTTTTCTAGTGAAGCTTGAAGACTAACAATAAGGAGACACGGACTATGACAACACGAGAAAATTTAAGCCATGAACAAATAGAACTGCTTTTATACTGTGAGCATGATTCATTTTTTGCTCCTGCTTACTATAAGCGGGCATACAACACGCTCGGCAAGTTCCATAAAGACGGTAGTTTTAGTTTAGATCGTGCCATTGCCTACCTTGATCGGTACCTGGTGCTACCTGGTGGCAAAGATTACGTGCTTAATCATTGCAGTATGACAGACAGTGTTAAAACAATGTTCCCGAAGGCAGTACGAACGCCGATTGCTGAAGTATTGGCCCATGAAATGATAGCTGAGTTTAGACTAGGTAATTACTAAGGAGACATGAACATGGATCAACTAGAGCAAGCATTTACAGACCTACTACGTGTGATTCTCATGCTAATGGTCACGACTATCGTGATTACCGGCGTGGGTGTGGCGGAGTATTATCAACGGCCTAGTGAAGTGAGACAGGTGACACGATGAAACGGTATTTTTTACTAGCTTTATTAGTTCCCACCGTTGCAACGGCTCAAGATTGGTACGCTGAAGATATCCCTGGGTATGTCCCAGAGGAGGTTATCCCAGTTGTGCCTGGTGTTCCTGCACCACCGAATTATTACGGCGTGTCTAACGGCGCTTATAGAAACGGGTACACAGTAGTAGAGACTGAGCGCCAACAGTTCGATCCGTATCGAGCAGCTACCGGATTTATGGATCCATTCTATAAACAAAAGACCTATCAAGTCGTTCCAAATGATAGTAATGGCGCACCGAATCAGCCCTGGATCCTGGGTAAATAGTCTACAGAGCGTCATTCGTGGCGCTCGATAGGCTAGTTATTCTGACTAGTTGCTAAGTTGTATTACAAAAATGGAGGGAATTATGCGCGTTCTTAGCGTAGGTATTTTGTCGTGTTTGTTGTCGGGCTGCGGATTGTTGTCGGATGGTGTTGTGATTTACGGCACACCAGAGGGGATTCGTGCGTATCATGACGGCGTAGTGGGGATGGTGGCTCAAGCCAAGACCGCACGGCCTAACGGTAACACGGCGTACTGGCAACAACGTGAGCAACAAACACGGAAGCTTTCAGTGTGGGAAACGTTGTCGAAAGGGCTAATTGCAAGCAGGGAGGAAGCTAAAGATGGTCAATAAATTATGGTGCTGGTTCACGGTGACATCGATGATCGTCGGCGTACCCGTTACGATCGGTCTTATACTTGTAGCGTGTGAGAGGACGTTGCATACGTTGACATGTGAGACGGCTCACTACGGTTGCAGTCGCAGTTTACTGCACGGAGTAGAATATATCACTGAGCAAGTCGACAGCGAACACGATGTAATTTTGACACCAGAAAAACCTAAAAAGCGGTAGTGTGCATTATGTACGCATAGTGTATACACATAGTATGGATAATTTCTCGATCCCAAAAATATTTTGGAAAATTGAGATTGAAACGAAAATGGAGACAAAAATGGACATATTACAATTAGGCGATTGGCGTCTACTCATGAAACACAACGATGTAGAATTTTGGGTAAAAGCTAGTAAGGACGGCGACAGATTAGTATTGGAACCAGAGGACGGTTGGAATCAGATTGCCGCAGAAACCAACGTACACCCAGAGAATCTCCTGGAACAAATAGACGAGGCTGTATTTAATTTCGGAGGCCTATAATGAAAACGATTTACTCAGCTTTCGTAAAAGCACAAAAAGCCTTTGGTCCTGCACTAAAGACTAGCACTAACCCACATTTTAGGTCGAAGTATGCTGATTTGTCGGCGTGTATTGAGGCTGTAATTGATTCGCTAAATGACAATGGCATTGGCTTAATTCAGACAGTACACGAATGTGACAATGGTGTGATTGTAGAAACTATCTTTATCCATGAATCTGGAGAGTCGCTGTCGTGTGGTAAAATGCACGTACCAGCGTCTAAACAAGATGCTCAAGGGTTTGGGTCGGCTTTGACATATGCAAGGCGCTACAGCGTAATGGCAGCTTGTGGCATAGCTCCAGAAGATGACGACGGTAATGCTGCTGTAAAAGACTACAAGCCAGCGCCTAGAACAGGTCGTACACCAGGCGAGATTGTGGGTGGTAAGAAAGTTTTGGAGGGTGATGTAGCCAAAATCGTGCAAGCTGTCGCACCCGGTAAACTGACCCCAACAACGTATGACCTATCACCACTTGACGAGACAAAACGGCAAGCGGCAAGGGAATATCTGTTGCAGAATGGTGCCGTAGAAATTTCTGAGAATAGGCTTAAAACCAAATTCAGATTGGAACGGCTAACGCAATATGTAGTTGACAACAATGAAGAAAATACCTGACCGCAAATCTTACGACGCACCTCCAGCTGGCTACAAAAGACAAACTGTCTATGTACAGTTGGAGGTGTTTAGTCAGTTTGTAAAAATTGCGAAATCAAATCGGGAGTCGCTGAAAGATGCGCTTGCAAAGGCTATTAAATGGTACATAAGTCATGGACATTAAAGGACAACTGGAAAAAGACGCTTTGGAATTTGGTACTGAGTTTTGTCCGCGCCGTAATCGGGCACAAGAAGTTGCGGATTATCAAATTGCGTATATGGCGGGAGCGAAACAGCTCAAGATTTACGTGAACGCTTTTGTAGAACGAGTGGATACAATGCTTGGAGAGCCGAAAGGTGAATTCGAGCTAGGGCAAAGAGATGCTTTGTTCTGGTTGTTAGACCACGTAAAAGAATTGTTTGCAGAAGACACTGAAGAGTAATTGTACTCCAGGTTAGCAATCATGGTGATCGCACTCGCCCGTTAAGCGAGACTGAGGTTGGATCGTTACCAACACCTGGAGCCAAAAAAAACCTCTCGCCGGTAATTGCTTACTGACGAGAGGGCATGGAGACATGATGGACTAGATCACGCATCTCCAATGTACACATTCTAACCACTTCGCACAACCTTTCTTTCAAGCCTCTAGGATGAACGCTATTCAATTCTAATCTTGGACCTACCTCAGATATACCCTAGAGCCTTATCGTGCCACAGCGTTCATTGTGAAGCTTTTAATCGGCATCTCCAAACCTACGACGTAGTCCAAACCGTTCTGCAGCTTGATTTGCTTTCTCAAGATTGAGTTCTGGCTGTCGTACGGAAATCTTACCAAGTGAAACATTTACCTGATCTTGGATCTTAGTTTTATTATAATTATTATTATAAGTATTATTATATGTGTTGGTGCCAGCCAACGGTGGGTGTTGGCGCTGGCCAACAGTGGGTGTTGGTGCTGGCCAACGGTCGGTGTTGGTATTTCCAACAGTGGTGTTGGTGCCAGCCAACAGTGTTGGTTTATCCAACAGCTGATTTTGTTCATCTTTTTCAGACTCACTTTCCGATGGACACCAACCTGAAATCACAAACTTCGTCCGAAAGTATATTCGACCATCTCGTTCAATTCGTTTCAACAACCCTTTCTTGACAAGAGCAGAACGAGCAAAACGCACGTGGGATTCGTTCAAATGAAAACGGTCAGCGATGGCTTTACTGGTGGCAAAACACGGCTTGTTGTTTCGATCAAAGCCTTGCACGTACGAAAAGATTATTCGTTCAGTCCAAGTCAAATCAGGGTTACAAATAATGTCGTCGTCAATTAACAAAGCCAATTTCCATGGTACGTGCTCATCCATTGTTGTTTTCCTGTTGTTTAAGCCATTTTTCTACTTCCGAAATTCTAAAACGATAATCCCTTCCTACTTTTAAGTAAGGTATGCCTTGCTTCAAACACTTGCGCATAAACCAATCCGAGAATGCAAAATGGTTGCATAACTCTTTTGGCGTCACATATTTTTCATCTTTTTGATCGTTCATAGCATCTTTTTCCACTTGCCGATTCTCTTATAGCGTACTATGGTCACTTACGGTAAGCAACTTTTTAAGGAGACAACATGGCAAAACCAGCACAATCATGGCGAATGAAGGGAATAGACATAGCAGCGTGGCAAAACGAGCGAGGCTATAGCTACACGTTTCGCAAAACCTACAAAGACAAGACAAGCGGCGAGTACAAGGAAAGTAAGTACTGGTATCCGGACGATCTTACGGTTCTTAGTGAGCTACTTAGCCAGGTCGACAAATGGCGTGACGCTAGAAACCTAGACCGACAAATCCACGAGGCAGAAGGTCTCGCAAGCGGTCAAGGTAAGCCAGGGCCTATAGCAAAGCATGAAGAGTACGACGATATCCCTTTTTAAGCTGCGAGGACGGTCATGGACGCAATCGGACGATTAGATCATGGGGAAGCCTTTAACGCCGCTGTAGCGGGTCTACAGAGACAATTTAGGGCCATTGAAAGAGGCGCAAAAGACAACAACGGGAACATAACTGTTGATACATTTACGCATCACATTCATGGCGCTATAGCGGAGGCATTTGTAGGCAAAACTCTTGGTCTGTACTGCAACGTGGCCAGTCTTAATCGAGCTGTGGCCGATGTAGGGTCAAACATAGAGGTACGCAGCACCATTAAAACCGATGGACCGTTGATCATCAGGCCACGGGATTATGATGAGCGGCGGTATTATCTCGTAGTTGGTATGTACCCTGACCTAAAAATTGTTGGTTGGTTGACCGGTAAAGAAGCTAAATGCCCGGAGTATTGGGTAGACAAGGATCGTTCAGGTCAACCGATTAACAACCCTTACTGGCGTATACCTCAAGCTGTTTTAAACACCGATATTTTTGCGTATTAACTATGAAACTTTATTCGCTTTACAAAGTCACTGACGGCAAATGGGAAGTTGTTCTGCATATTCGTGAAAACGACGACTATAAATTTACCTACGAACCCAGGCCCGATATTCGAGCGCTGATTGACGAGCACTATCATGTAGAGCCACACGAAATGGCAAAGCTCTTAATTGAGCGTGTGCTACATTGTGATGCTGTTGAGGTACATACCTTGTCCGGTCAAGGGTTCTATATGGAGCGTCATGAGTCAGATTAAGACCGTGAAACAACTGTTCCAGGAGCAGTTCTGGCGCGAATTACAAGCAGCACACCAAGCGGCCGTTAAAACTCAATCGGCTAAAGTAGCATCAGATGCTAAACTTTTTGAGACTATACTTAAAAAGGAGCAATCATGCCGCTTACAAAAAAAGGTCTAAAGATTCGCGAGTCGATGGAAAAGTTCTACGGCAAAAAGGAAGGCGATTCTGTCTTTTATGCTACGGTAAACAAAGGCAAGATTAAGGGTGCCGAAAAGAAAAAGGCTAAAAAGTAATGGCTGGTGAATCAAATATTCGCAAAAGCCTCGAGCGCAACATGGCTCTAAATAAACCTTTTCGGACACCTGGCGAATCAAAGAAATCAGCAGTGTACGTTAAAAACGAAAACGGAAACGTTGTAAAAGTGCGTTTTGGCGATCCTGATATGAAGATACGCAAGAACGAACCAGCACGACGAAAAAGTTTTAGGGCTAGACACAATTGCGAAAACCCTGGACCAAAAACTAAGGCTCGCTATTGGTCGTGTAAAGCATGGTAAAAAATGAACGCAAACATCCCGCCACTCAAAATCCTCATACCAGCAAAGTTTTTGACTCAAGACGAAACGGTAACAGGATTTGAGAAAGGGTATGCATTTGCGATCATATCGCACAAAGGACGAGCGTTACAGTTCCACGTTCTGCTTGAGTCTGGCGCACACTTTAGGCACATCCCACTGCACTGGTTGTTACATGACGAGCCAACTGTTGCGGAAACTAACCTGGAGGACTTACAGCTTTGGGATTGTTTTAGTTTTAAGCCAATCGTAACGGTTTTTGATTTCTTGAAAGATTATCAGTGTGATGTGTTGCTTAAAAACAAATCTGTGGTGTCTGGTACATATTACTGTACGGTGGATTGGCTGGCTGATTGCGATACTACCGCAGGCTTCCTGCACCAACCCGACCAAAACAAATGTGGACATATCATTTTGCTTGATGACGGAAGAATCTGTTGCTTGCCGACCAATCGTGTCTGTTTCAAAGATGCGTTTTTTATTGGTAACGCACCCAACGCAGCCGACCGAAAATACAAAACAATAGACACAATATTTCAGGCCGAGAACAGCGATAGGTGGTCTGTAGCTAACACAGACGAAACCTTTTACAGATAGGCTAGTGGCACAATCCGTTGCATTATAGTCGCAATGGAGCCTACCAGAGACTTTACACCGCGACTGCCCCACATTCCCGAAACACCAATAAAGTTTGCTTCAAAATCAGAATACGCTTGTGGGATGCTGCTTGAACGCTACGTGCGAGGCTTTCAGTTACAAAACGGGACAACGTTTCAAATTGGTGTCGGGTATAACAAGACCATCGATTTTCTAGTTAATGGTGTTTTTGTCGAGTATCACCCTATCAACCTAAAGTTTGAGTTTGATAATTCGCTTGCTCTCCGCAAAGTCTTAGACGGTATCCGCAAGATTGACGCTCACTCGAAACAGCTCATTGTCGAAGGCATAAAAGACGAGCTTGCAGAAAAATATTACCGCAGACGCAAGTTTTTAGTTACACTGGCAGCGGGAAAAGATACTGAGCTGATTTGCGCTTACACTGACGAGCAGTTTTGCAAGAATGTAATCAGACGATTTGGAGACAACCCACCAAAAGTCCCAATACTACTAAGCCAGTTCCATAACTTGATACAAAGAGCATGACAAACGGTAAACAAAAAGGCAGCGCCGGAGAACGAGAATTGGCGTCAAAGCTACGTGAACACGGGTTCACTGCCAGGCGTACTCAACAATTCTGCGGCGCTGCTGGCGATTCTGACGTAGAGTGCACTGAGCTGCATCAGTTCCATATCGAATGCAAAAGAGTAGAAAAGCTGAATGTTGATAACGCAATGGATCAATCCCTAAGAGATTGTCACGACCGAATACCAACAGTAATGCACCGCAGAAATCACAAGCCTTGGTTAGTCACAATGTACCTAGAAGACTGGATCGCTTTGGTAAAAGATGCGAAGAGAACTAACACTTAACATGGAACAAGCAGAAATTTCTCAAGACTTTCCAGAGCGTACTCTGTGGCTGGCCGTAATCGAACGGGCACTAAAAGACTATTGCTTCTTTTTCGACCGATTAGAAGGATTACCTCAAGTTGGTATGCGAACTATATTACATGAACAAAAATGTGATCGTAAAAACGTGATGTATCACAAAACAATCGGAGACTTTTCTAGGCTACGATGGTTTCTGTTTGATCCATACCCATCACCGTTTAACCTCACCTATTTGGCTTGCGAGCTATACAATGATGAGAGCATTGCAGAAGCCATGCGAAAACAAGCCAAAGAACAATTCAAACTACAGCTTGATAAAGTCCGAGCACAAGGCAAGTTTGCCCTTATCGTCAAATACATTGAGGAAAACACTGGTGCAGATAAGGCAGTAGCGGCAGCGGAAGAAAGCAAACTCCGCAACAAGCGCTACCGCCTGAACACAGACGTTTAGCGTTTCTTCTTAGAATCAAATAAAGACCAAGCCTGAGATACGCCGTACAACACAACGCCACCCACAACTGGCTCAACAGCTTTAACGAGGTTGTGTGCGTCATCCTCTGCAACGCCTAAACCAAGAAGGCCACCAGCTGCTAGTGTGAGCAAGTGGCGGAGAATTGATCCAATAAAGAATGGCATAAGATTCCTTTTGTATAATCGTACATGCTTTTGTCGTACTTACAGTCACGTTTCCGAGGGTCAACAAACGAACCTCGAATACAGTTCATCCAATGTTCCCAATAAAAGGTTATGTCACAGTGTCGATAACGAGCGGCAAACTTGTCAACGTTAATATCTGTTCCGTCAACGCCGTCCAGGTCTACTATACATGGCGCAGCGATTTCAGGACTTGCTCCGTGTTTCTCACAGACATACCCTGGCAAACAGGCGGATCCGAAAGGATTATCCACAATGATACAGCTAGGCAACATAGCAGATACACGAGCGGCAAGATGTTTTCGAGCTTTTCCATTGAGATCACACTCTAAGCAGGGCGACACATAACACTGCATACTACCAGTCGCTCTTGTTAATCGATTTCTAAACCTTCGTACTACTCTGTCAAACTTATGCAAAAATTGACGGTTCTTTCTGATTACCTTTTTACTAGCAGAACTTGCCGTTTCGCCATGCAGCACCTCATACTTCCCGCACCTACCGTTACGCATACATGGCGAGTTAATTAAATGTACTCGTATGACCTTGGCTTTACGGCTCGCTAAAAGCTCGT